CGCAGAAAGCATGTGGATTGTGGCAAAGTGTGCCTCTGCTTCATCACAGAAACCCTTATCATGAGAGCACCCAAACGACAAGTTTCTAATTATCTCTAAATTGCGATTCATATTTATTCCTTTCAGATAAGCCTCGAACTTTGTAAGGCATTCACTCAGCAGCAGGCGTATCCTCTCGTTGTCTATTTTCAACCTGTCTCTGTCTTGCTGAATTCCGCACCCGGCATCATAATCGCATTCCACGTTATTTTCCTTCCATAGCCCGCAGGCTAACAACCAGCTCCAGCCGACGCGCTACGCGCGCGCATGACCGCTGGCGGTTAGCTGGCTGGTGCGTCAGCAAGCGTCTTGCCGCAGATTTGGCAATACTGTCCTGGATCCAGTCCATCGCTCATGGCTTCCCGCACCTCCGCGAGTATCGCCCGGCATGCTTCCGCCGGGTCTGGGAGTCCGCACATGGACGCGATGCGGTTCAGCCTGCGAGCGAATACAGTCTCTGCATACCTTTCTGCTGCTAGCATGATATTCTCAGCGTCCTCCATTGCCACAGGGCACCCATCGCCGTCCAATGCGTTGACGCTATCAGCGATTCGCTTCGTGAATTTGAACTCCAGCGTCCAGCCTATTTCTGCACAGCTTTTATCAGCACGAGGGAACACGTTCATGGCTAATACCTCCGGCAGTAAGATGCCAGCTAACAACGCGCTCCAGCCGACGCGCTACGCGCGCGCATGAGCGTCGTATGCCGACCAGAAGTGCTCCTCGGCCCCAAGGTCTCGCATATCCTGTACCAGCTTCCGCAAGCCTGCGATTAGTTCGTTCTTTTGCCGCAGCGCAAACTCAAGTCGTTCGATTTCGATAGCGGCGGCATCGTTTGCACCTTTTGCGACCCTGCGTCTGGCCTGCTGAAGCGGAGTAGTAGGGTGTTCATCTGTCGCTCTAGTTGTGCCCTCATATTGCCTAGAATCACATGTTCCAAGGATTTGCTCGGATACTGACTCAATGATCAAGTCGTGACACGCAATTTCCCGGCTCAGGCGGTCAATAGCCTCGTCGTCTAGGTCTTTTAGCAGGTCGAATATGTTGATTGTTATGGTTCCGTCTTTGTTCACGGCAATCCCTTTCTATATCCCGCAGGCTAACAACGCGATACAGCCGACGCGCTACGCGCGCGCCTGACCGCTGCGGGGTTATCTGGGGCCGGTGCTAACTCAACATGCAAGCCGATTCCGTCTCTGCGTACTGTTCATGCAGGTAGCACAGAATTTCGTAATTGTCTTGAGACATACGACGCTGCCCTAGCCGCCATTTCGTGACGGCCTGGTTGGAGACGCCCATCCATTGGGCCACGGATGATGGGCCGCCTAGCTCGTCGATGAGCTGCCGGACGACATACGTCGGCGCGTCGGTGCGGTCGATGGTGTTTGGCATTGTGTAACTCCTTGGCCATATTCTACGCGCCAGGTTTGCGGCCCAAGCCCCGCCTGGGGATTCCCTGGGGGGCGTGTGTCACTCACTTTGTGGATTGACTTTCTTCCAAAGTTGCGGTATTGTATAGGCACAAGGAGACAGCAATGCGCCCATACGTCACCATGATTGCAGTTGCCATCATCATCGCTTGGTGCGCGGCATCTGCCGCTGCCGAGACAGTCATTGTAATCCACGGATCCTCTTCGCGGGCCCGGTCAGTGGAGCGCGCATGTCCCGCACTCGATACGCTGCGCGCCGCGCGCGAGGCAGAGATAGCGGCGCGCGAGGCCGTAGAGCGGGCGAGAGAGGCCCATAGTGTCGCTGTCACCGATGTGCAGGAAGCAACATATGCAGCCGCCCTACACTACTATGATCACGTCATGTCAAAGACACCTGCAACGGGCGGTCTTGGGTCCGGCTGGTACAATCAGGTCTTGGAGCGATTTGCGACTACTCGGCAGACACAGACAACGCGAGTCGCTAGGCTGATATACGGGGACTTTCGGGAATACAAGCGGTTTTGGCCGATGTATGAGGAGCTAAATTCAGGACGCGCGGGCTTTCTGGAATGGGCTGCAATCGACGGTCAATAGCTCTCTGACAGGATAGCGCCATGTGCGTATTCTATCGGTGCATCGATGTCGTCTGAATGCATTAATGGCACATGCCGCGTCGGCCAATAGTTCAGCTGTGCCGCCGGCTCTGCCGGGTAGATGCCGCCGACATTCTCGTCGTAGTCTACGAGTCCATCTGATATGCGCTCACGTCGTATATGGTGCCCAATATCGTAGCCGCACACCGCTGGAAATGTTATCTCGTACCATCCGGAAGACGGGACTTCCGTTTTGGATATATCCTCTTGCGTTACAATCGCGAAGCTGCCATTTCGGTACAGCCAACCCACTGAGTATGATTCCCACCCAGCCTCAACCTCTACATACACAACATGTGTCGCCTGTCGATATGGATATATTGTTGCGCCCCCAGGAGCAGCGAATGCAAGATATGACACTATGCAATCAGTGCCATCGAAAGCTGGAACTGCGCTTGATGAGTTGGTAAATGACGTTCCGTCAAAATGTCTGACTGCGCTGTTGCCGGGTAGATCCCTGTCGATCTCAACATACCCCGTAGGAAATGTGTAGGGTATGATTCGTTGTCCTATGGTAAGATTTCGCTTGTTTATCCACAACATTCCGTCTGCGTCAGGCAGTGGGACCAACGTGTCGGTTGTGATCTCGCTGTTAAGTGCGTATGAAGACAGGGAGTTACGCAAAATATATGACGTCTTCCATCCTGTGTCGTCCCAGAGGCTTTGCTGTTGCGGCCAGTTTACGCCTGGAGATGGAGCGCCGGTATAAGCCTTGATGTTCGATAGATTGCATGGTACAAGATCATCTATAGTCAGTTTGTTGTTACCAAAGCTTGGAGCGCCTGACGCTTCTCTTTTTATGCGTTCGGTTTTATACAACAGGAGTTCCCACACGCGAGACTTGATCGAGTTGTCGTAATACTCGCGCCATTCAAAGTTCGTTCCTACGATTCTCTGCCCGGTTACAGTCGTCATTATTTGCTAACCTGCCGGGATAAATGTCCATGCAGTCATGGATCCGCCTGCGTCAATAGGTATTACGGCCTGCGAGCAAAGCGCGACAATGCTATTTTGCACTAGAGGATAGCCGATTGCATTACGCGTGTCGTTGACGACAAAGGCAAGCTGTGTGCTGACTCTGCTGGGCCAGAGCATGCTGACTACGCCGATCCCATCGGCATATGGCCAATCCGAAGAAGACGAGCTCAGCGTGTATTCAGTCGGCACGGATTCAATTTCTGTTGCGGAGTATTTCACCCCGTATATTGTGCCAAATGAGGCGCCTGTAAATGTGAGCGTATTGCCACCAAGAACCTGTCCAAGCGTCATTGTCATAGTGTGCCGGTTACCATGCTCCATTGTGGCAACCTTACGCTCCAACTCCTCCATGCGCTTTTGCAGATCTTGGAAAGAGTTATACATATCAATGCCAATCCGTCTCAAAAGTTGTGCTGCCGTTGTTGTAGGTAATGCGTGATATGATCGATCCAAGTCCCGTTAGGGTTTCGCCTCGAACTTTCAGCGTGTCGACCATGTAGCACATGCGTGGATAGTCGTAGGATTGTCCGCCCTGGGATCCGCTGGCAGTAAACGATGAAAGAAGCCCGCAAGTCATCCGCAACGTGTAGCGCATACGGTATCGCGTACGGAAATAACGGTCCTTGGCATGTTCCATCGCGATCCGCAGAAGCTCTCGGTCGTCCCGGTAGATCTGCACGTCATCGTCTGATATGCGCTCGACAGTATTGATTGTCGATCCCTTGCCGCATATAGACCCTCTGTGACCCAGCCACAGATGAGCATCAGGAACTCTCACGACCATGTTGCGCTTCGGGACTTCCACGCCATCACGCACCGCACGCATGCGCACATGATGCGGAAGACGCAAGCCGACCACGAAGACATATTTCTCGTAGTTCGCTTGGGACAATCGCGAATTTGCTTCGACAACGTGCGGCACAAGCTCGATCGTGTTTTGATTAACCCGCACACCATAGGCGAACTGGCCGTATGTCGGGTTGTCCCAGGTGGTATATGAGTCTTCGGCGGCACGCGCATAGAATTGCACATCATGCAGGCCGGTATTGGGATATTCAGCAGATGAGGCCGTTGCTGTCTTCAGATCATAGTACATAGGGCACGGCAAATAGGACAACAGCTCACAAAGCGCGATGCTTGTGTTTTCCGGCGTGTCATCCCCAGGCTCTATTATATCGCCGGTGTCTCTGCACCGATAGTCGCAACGAACCTTAAGGGCGTCGTCGTCTGTGCTGTTTGGGGTTTTGAAGTTCCACGTAGGATCAAGCACGAACTTGCGGTATGTGGCAGCATACTGCGATTGGTCGCCTGTGTATACCGTCGCACTATCAAAAGCGGTCTCTGCCGCATCTGTCCATCCCTTGACCAGCGTTCCTTCAGGAAAGCCAAGCTGCGTCGCAACCTCGATGCGCTCGCCAATCACTTCGATTTCATCGGCCAGCATGTCTTCGTTTGTTTCGAACACATAGCTTTGCGCAACGATACGATTGTCGCCGGTCAAGGTGATCGTTTGCGTGATGCCAGCGCTTTCCCCGCCATCGATCGTGACTGACGTGCCTGCTGTCGCGTATCCACCAGCATCAATTAGCGGAATAACAGTAGAATCAGCGCGGGCCTGTGGGTAGACTGCAAGATAGCATTCTGTGGATGAATCGATGACGGTGTCTGACCAGTAGATGCAGGCGTTTCCTGTGCCACGATCCGAACGCAAAACATCGCGCAACAGGTCGTACGCGCTCATTCCGTAATAGGTCCGATATGCGTTGATACGAACGAGCTGTCCGTTGCTGTCTGCGAGCAGAATCGGCTGCGATGAATCCTTAGTCCCATAGTACAGCGCAAAATCGACCACATCCCCATCCGTCCAGTATTCGGTGGATTCTCCCGCTATGCTATGTGCGTAAACGCTCCAATCTGTCGGCGCGCCACTAACTCCGAGCCCGTTGATAGTGTCCGATGACCTATTGCCTCCGTTGCCTCCCGTTGCGTTTACGTTGAAACTTGGTAGACCTACGCACTCATAGACATTTGACCCTGAGTCATAGTAGGACGTGTAATAATGCTTTGTTAGCGAGGCAAATTGAAGCTCATATGTGAACTCATAGGCGGTGTACCGTTCTATGGCATGCGGTGCAGTCTCGTAAGCGATGTCTGAACTGCGCTCTGCGTACTGCCCGCCTGGGGCTCCAACGGTCTCTTGGCGTTTGATAACACCCCACCAAACGGTCTCCCAGCTTTCCCCGCCATCTCCAGATGCATCCACGCGCAACTGGTGATTGACCAGGTTGCTAAGCTCTTCTCCCAGATCTGTCACCATCCCGGAAATCAGCCCATATGGTCGTTCCACTACCGCCTGACCGATCTCAGGCCAGCGCGCACGGCTCATGCTGCGAACCAGGAACCCCGTTCGCTTGTAATTGTCGCCGTCAAACGCGCCTAGCGTTTTGTGTTGGATCCATTCCGCGCCGTGCTCTTTTCGCGTATATACGCGAAATTGCGGCGCATAATGTACGCTCAGCCCGCTATCATCAGCGGCTGATGTGTCGAATATAGACGAAGACGTGCCGACTAGCGTCATGTGGCAGGTTCCAGCGGCTCTATAATGCAGCGCAATACGACTTCAGCGGATTGACTGGCGACCGCATAATTGCCATATGCAACCGATGGCCTTGCGCGCGCAACAATTGATCTTACAACCACAGACGGGTATGAGACAGAATCGCCAAACGCTGTTACAACTAAGGAACCAATATATCCCTGGCGCGAACCTATGGTGGATGCCGCAGATCGTGCTGCTGCAAGCGAGCCGTATCCTGCGGTTGCGGACAGTCTAAACGGCTGAAACTGCTGGCTTTCATTCACGATCAATCGGCCATCAACGCCAAACGTGTCAAGCGCAGATATACGCATATGCGCATTAGTCGGCAATCCATCAGGCAGCTGCACCGTGGAAAACTCCACCGTAGTGGTGCCTAGTGATAGTGTCCCGCGATTGGCCATCAGTTGCGCCCCATTGCATCAATAGTTGGCGTGATAGGTCCGGCATTCTGCCTTTCGATCGCGTTCGCCGTGCGTGTCATGGCCTGTTCAAGCTGTGCCATCGTGCCAGATACTTCTAAACCAAATTGTTCGCCTGTTCGTTGCATGGTTGCTTCGGTAGCACCTGCTGCCGTCATCGCCCTGCTACCGATCGCACTATATGCGCCGAACGTCATATAATCTAGTTGGCGACTTGACTGCATCCCCGGATCGGACAACTCGCCCTCTGCTATTGCATCAGCTACATCTTGCAAATTATCCCTTGCAAGTTGATTTGCTTCTGCACGGCGTCGGTATCTGCCGGTTGTGAGTAGCCTGCGCCCGCCTTCTGTAGACGCAAATTGCTGTGCAACATTCTGCAGGTAGCCTTCGCCAAATTCTGGAGCACGACTGAGATTGCGGCGAATACCCATGAGTCGCACTGCATTTTCGCCGCCAATCGTCTGCGGTTCAATGTTCATCGCCCACTGAGCAAAATCGCCATATTGCCCAGGGTCTTTTGTGTAGCGTGCATACAAGGCCTGAATAGATTCCGGAGAATACTGACCCATTGCAGATGCGGCCATAAATGGCATAATCTGCTCAACAGGTGCACCTGCAGACGCAAGCCTCCCGACGGTCTTTGCATATCCCTCGGCCTGGCCGCCAAAATTCTGGGCCATATATGCGGCTATGTCACCTGCTTTTGCCCCACCAATACCGGCGACGTTCAAGCTGCCCAATAAAGATGGGAATGATGCTGGCATGCCTGTAACAGATGCGATTTCAGACAGCTCTAGTGCAGTTCTGCGCTCCTGCATCGAGGACGTTGTGTTGACATTTGTATAGCGGCTCAACTGTTCAATGTCTGCGGATATTGGTTGATACCCTCTTCGCGAAGAAATAAACGCCCGCATCTGCGGACTTTCGCCCGTGAATCCTGCGCCTCCTGATAGCTGCGCCATTTTGCGAGCCAATTCAGTGGCCTTGCGGCTGGCCTCGTCCATGTCCGAGATCCAGCCTTTGAATCCCTCACCAGCAGCCCGGATCGCACTGCCCACAAGGGCAGCAGTCCCGACCAGTTTACCCAGCTCAAGCCCTGCCTTTTTCGGGGCTTCCTGCATTTTCTGCATGCGACGCTTGAGCTTATCGACCTCCTTAATGGCTGCGTCTGCACGCATATCAAGGGACATAACCATTTTACCCATTATGCCCCTCCTAGCCTTGTAACAGCACGCCCGCTTTTCAGTTTGCGAGATGTAGCGCCTTGTATCGCGTTTATTAGCTGATCAGCGTAGTATTCGACTAGCTCGTCTGTTTCTGATGCAGGAGCATGGTCAAGCACGCGCCGTAGAACACGGTTTTTGCTGATGTATTCCGGGACATCCCATCCGACGCGACCGACGACGCCCTTGGTTGATGTCCCTGTCACCTTGATTCTATAGTTCCATAGTGTCATCCGTCTTGTGCGCCCGGTTTCCACCAAGGGCTTTGGGTTTTTTACGCCGCCGCGCATGCTGTAGCGGAATCCGTGACCATACACGTAATCCGTGAATCTTTTCGGCAAGTACGCTTTCGCAAATCTGGTGCATGTTCTCTTCATCGCCATTGTCATTGCGCGCTTGCGATCCTTCGCGGACATCAAATTTGCGACCCCGTCGAAGATCTCTATCGTCGACCTGACGTTTCCGCTCATTGGTCCGCGCAGAATAACCTTAGCCATCTCGGCATTCCTGCGGCAGCTGCCCAACAGCAGCAAACACGGCTGCTGTTCCGATCCTGTCGTCGATCATGCCAAGCGGCAAAGGCGCGTCATCCGGAATGTGGTAGCACGCTGCAAGCAACGTGTTCAACACTTCGCTTTCTACTTCCATCTGCGCTTCATCGTCGACGATGCTAATCTCGTTGATCATTTCAGAGCATGCGTCAGCCGCAGCGATCAGCGCATTCTGCAGTTTCGTCGCAACCTTGATAGGATTGCCGTTTTCGTCGCGAGACCATCGGCGCTCCAGCAGGCAGCGACCATCTTCGCCGTAGATCACCGGCACAATTACAGGCTGATCGATGTAGTTCACACACTCGACACAGATGCATTGTGTTTTGTCTTGCAATTTCACGCGCAACAATCCGTTGTCGTCAATCACGGTAGGCCGCAATGGTGGCAGCTCACGATACCGCAGCAAGATTTCCCAGCCTCCGGCATGTGCCCATTCGCCAAGTTCCGGCGGGTAGTTCCATTCTTCCTCGGTGCAAACAATGATCCCGCCATCGGTCAACTGCCGATAGGTCACGCGTTCTGGCGCCCAATCAGGAGGACAAGTGTGCTCGGTGAGCCTGCTTCTGATCCACATGCCGTTGCCCCCTCATGCGCCGACAGTCCACGGATGGGTGAGTCCGTCGCTAGATGCCGGATGTATCATGATAGTGCCAACCTCAACGTCATCAACAGAGCCTCCGTGCTGCGTGATCGCTACCAGCCCGTCCGCAACAGTCAAGCTGTACTCCGTCGTACCGATGGTGCCGTCTGAGTCACGTTGCAAAAAAGCCATTTTAGTCGTGCTGCTCGCATCAAGTGCGGCGAGGCTCGCGGCTGTTGCAACAGCATCGGGGTCTTGGTGTTCGATTTGCATCATTGGCGAAGATCCAAACCACCGTACAAGCGTCGGGTATTGGTCGCCATCAGTATCTGCCGCTGCAGTAATACGATGGTTAAGAGTGCCGCTGAATGACCTCACGCCAGCATACTCGGTGCCAGCCAAGTCCAGCGGTCCGAGCGTGTGCAGAGTTGGCTGAGCGGCAAGAGACAACGCGGACCCTGTGCCCTTGCTCAGAGGATGGGTCGTGCCATCATTGCTTTGAAAATAGGCCGTCACCGTCGCGGTGGCTATGCCGTATTGCTGGCACTGAATGCTATCAATGACGCAGATGGCGCGGCAACTGGCGGCAAGAGAATACAGCACATGTGATGCAGACGCAGATTTTCCCGTAGTGCTGTCAAACTTGATGAGCGATATGCTCATGGATGTCAAACTGGTGCACTCGAATCCAATAGCCGAAACAAGCGGCTGCATTGGACCAGTGAACGTAAACGACGGAGATGCGCCGAAAATCGTTTGCAAAGTATCGTACTCATCTGCGCCAGATCGTTGACCAGTGATGGCTTGATTAAGATTGAGCGTGTGACTATACACCGGAACAACTGTTGCCCCGAGCGAAACAAGCCCTTGCCGTGATACCGTCATGCTGAGACCTCCAATCCATATTCTAGTTCAATGGTTACAACAACAACCTGGTCACCTTCCGGCGTTGGTTCTTCGGCTTCGGTTACGCCAACGCATCGCAAACCTTCGATGCCGGTATCCTGGCATATCTCGGTTTGTAAATCGTCGGCCAGTTCTTCGATTGTCGAAATCGAGCCGGAGTATTCCATGAACAGGTGAATCGCTAGCGTGCCGGATTTTAGCGAGACTCCGGTGAATGCGCGATATGATGTTCCGCTTATCTTTTCTAGAACTGCGCATGGAAATGTTGCATTGTCGGGATCAACGCGCGGATAGTGAACACGAGCAGCAGACCCGCCGGCAGTGGTCCACGAAGCGCAATTGCCTAGCTGGTCGCGCAAGGCCTTGATGATGGTCGGGGCAGTCTCTGCTACAGTCATCGTCTGCCCCTCGGGTTCCCGAGTGCGATGGTGCTTTCGTCACGTATCTGGTAATAGGTGGTCCCGCTCATACGTTTTCCTTGAATCACTGCCGTCACACGCCAGTTTGTGCCGTCTGGGTCAGTTACACGGTCATCAATTGCGGGGGCAGTGTCCATGGTATCCGTGACAACCCTGAGCCCCATTTCATGAACAAGACTTTCCTCGTACGATTCGAGCGGAACGTTATCTTGTGCGCTCGATGGTATCGCTGTTATCGCAACGGCTGTTGCGTAAGATGGCGTCGCATCTGCGTCGCTTGTTTTGCGACTCCAGGTCCACCCTGATTCGGCCATATTCGTGACCGCAGAGATTGAGTTGGCTTTGATCGTGGCAGCGCTCACAGACCAGTTTCCTCGTGAATTTCGGCTCGCGCCTGATTTATCATTCGCTCAGTCTTTGCAATGCTGTCTTTGTTTCGCAGGTCTTTCAGTAAGCAACGAACTTTTTTGCGGTCCTGGTCTATTTTTGCATATCTCTTCGCGTTATCAATATCCCAGCCGTTTTCAAGCATATCAGCGAACTTCGCCGCCATCTGTGCGGCGATCTGTGACCGACGAAGATGCCACACCAGTACGCCGAGACCGATCAGAAGAAGGGCCGCGCCAACCCAGGGCAGCAGCCACGCCAGGGCGGACCAGATTTTGGCTAGAGCAGCACCGGCACCGCATGCCGCAGCAACTGTAAAAAACAAACGCTTGCCAGATGGCACAAAAAACGCAGCAATGGCGCAGCCGATGGCAGCCAGGGCGCAGATACGAGCGACCCAGGCGAGGACCGCCCTCTCTCGCTCATCCTCCGCAGCCTCGGCGCGCGCATGCTCTGCCGCCGCGTGTGCCTCAGCAGTAGCAAGCAACGACCGCAGCCTTGCAACCTCGGCATCTGCATCTGCGACGGTATCGACGGGCGTTGATGTAGCGACGACATCATCAGCCACTGCCGAGCGCTCGCTACAGCCGCACGATGCGATAAGGATCGCGAGGATCATGCCGAGAAAAGATGGCCTCATGGAGCAATCCCAAGAGCGCGATCAAGCTTTGTTTCTATTCTTTTGTCTCGCTGATCCTTTTGGCGTCGCCACTGGCGCGCCTCGGATCCCTCTCGCTCGACCTCACGCAGTCGGAGCTCGTGATCATGCGCGCTCTCATCAAGGCGACACATTCGCTCTTCTGCGGTGTAGCCCCATCCGATGAGAGCGGCGATGATCGCAAGCGCTCCGATAGCGCTCGCAGCAACCTTGATCCATCCGGTGATGGGCAGATCACGCGTAGCCATAGTCCTTCTCCTGGCTAGTGTTGACAGGCCTCCCTGACACGTCGTATGATACGGAATTGCGGAAGTTATGTATTTGTTGAATCAGCGTATTTCGTTCGTCTAGCTCTTCCTGAAGTTCTTTGCACATAATGTCTACCCTGTCTCGGTCGGCGTCACCGACAGCAAGACGAGCAGCGGCCATGAGCCGTGCCAAACGTGGATCTTTTACGACAGCGCCAGTGGCCATCATGATTCCCCGTCGAACATGAACAGCAGCCCAGCGAGTGCCGCCGGTTCGATCGATTCAGCCTTGTCCACGATTGCCGTGATGTCGATGTCGTACAGCTCGACTGAAACCATTTCCTTTCGCAACTCATCAATCTGATTGCGATATGCTTCCGGATCTTTGATGGAGATTCCATGCCGTGTTTTGATGATCTCGCCATTTTGATCTCTGCTGGCGGCCTGCGACTGCAGCAAGCGCGCAGTGTCGTCGTATGCCTCCTTAAGCGGCTGCAACAAACGCAGGTTCTGCGCACACCGGAGAGCGATCGGCCCAGGGAGCTGCTTGCTGGCAAGCACCGACAACGACGCATACGCGTCGATCAACTCGTGTTGTGTGATGTTGTATACTTTGCGTTGCGTCATTGTGTTATTTCCTGCTAAACTTGTTTGCTGTCATGATGCAGCCAATATGCCGCACTGTTTCAGATTGTAGACTATGTCGCCGATAGTATAGGCCTTTGTCCCTGTATTTCCGGTGAATGTCGAATCGTCATTAACTCCCGTGCCTGAACCAGCAGTGAATCCTGTGGTTGTTCCAGTTGTCGAAGGTTGAACTACAGGAGTGGCGCCCCATAAGCCCAATTTTTGAGATGTCGCAGTTCCAATTTCTGTACCTGTAGTTGTATCTAATATAATTTGTTTGCCATCATCCATTGTTAAGTTTTCGCTGAATTTAATTCCTGTTGATCTATCTAATTCAGCTATCGTTACGGCACCTTCTTTTATTATTGTTTTACCTGCGCTAATTTCAAGGTTTTCATATTTAGTATCTCCTCGATCATATGATGTAATATATCCAACGCTTCCAGAAAATGAAATTTCTACACCTGCACCCGACGCTGGTGTAGTGCTTCCTGTTGCTCTTATTACACCAGTTGAAACGTCTAAAATATCATCAACTGTTACAGTGCCTGTGTCGGAGGTTATTGATCCTGAACCTAATTCCAGGTCCTTATCATCTGTATCAAGTTTGACGCCTAAAGAGATTTTTTCTAGATTTTGATCAAACAGTAAAAATTCAGTCCCACCTACTTCATCACGGAATCTCAAATCCCCAGCAGCAGCAGTGTAACCTATTCTCCATTTTCCTGTGCCATTTTCAGAGAAGTATAATTCTTGATTTTGCCCTGCCGTATCTGAATCAAGCTCTAGTCTGTTTGTGCCATTTGATCCGACAAATTTAGACATATTTAAAGCAGATATATTTCCGGTGACGATTATTCCATCGTCAATATTGATGGTGTCTGTGTCGGAAGTGATCGACCCGCCGCCAAGTTCCAGGTCGTTACCAGCGGTGTCAATGTTTACAGAAAAAGTGGCGAGCGATGATGTTACGGACAACGCACTCGTCACTGACAGAGACGTCAAATCTGCGATCGTACCGCCAGTGATGGCAACACTGCTTGCCGCCTGTGTTGCAATCGTGCCGAGGCCCAGCGTTCCGCGTGCCGTCGATGCGTCTGCATCATCCAGCAATGACCGCGCAAAACTGGTCAGCGTTGCTTCCGCCCAAGTATCAACGCCAGTCGTGTAAGCTAGTTTGTCCGATGCAGTTCCAAGGGCGGCAATGCTGTTCAGGGTTGCATCATACGCCTGAACATCTGTTCCAGTTTCAAGGTTTACAAGTGCCTTGAACGCTGCCTCGTCCGCTACAGCTACCAGGCTACGGCCATATGATGTGATGTCGGTGACGGCATATGTGTCTGAAGCCGTCGCGTATATCATTTTGTCTGCTGCCGTGGTCAGACCGGCAATCGACGCAAGTCCATCATCATATGCCTGGACCTGTACGCCAACGTCTGCATCACGCAAGACGTCTGTATCGACGGCAAGCGTGTTGCCGGTCTTGGTGAGCCCATCGCCAGCGGTAATCTCGGCCGCCCCGCTGAAGCGTTCGATGGTCAGCGTGTCGGTGCCCACTACATCCGATCCGCTGTCCGTCGTGCACCACCATCGCGTGTCAGCATAGGTCGTGCCTCGATCGACAAGCCAAAATGCCATCGACGCCGCAGCGCCAGCAGCGAAGTTGTCGGGCCTGGCCCATGCACCAGATGCGACAACCCATGTCCCGTTTTCGGTGTCGGTGGTTTGCGCCGTAAGAAGAACAATGTCGCTGTCAGCAAGCGTGATTCCGTCAACAGTTGATCCTACTCCGCTCAACGATGCGACGTTTGCTGTCGCGACGCAATCCACAATCCCCTTGCCGACGAGGCCTTCAATTTTGGCGTCAACATATGCCTTGGTTGTTGCGGATGTGTCAGCCGTTGGGGTTGCAACCGCCAGCTCTCCGGAAGCATCCCGCAAGGCAATGGTGTCAGCCGTCGCTGTCGCGGAGCTGTTATACCCGTCGAGCAAATCGGCATCCAAGCCTGACCCGGTGCCGTCGACGGTTAGCAACCTGTTAAGGACCTGCGTCCCGGTCAGGTTTTTTGTGATCTGTTGCCAATGTGATCCGAGCGTCATGTAGTCTCGTCTCGTTGCCACTTGATGTTTATCTGGTACCTGCCAAACGTGAACAGCTTGCCGCTTGCTGTTTCTTTGACCTGCACATCAATATAGACCGTAGTGTTTTCTGTGTCACCGATAGCGGTAACAAGACCGGCCGGCATCGTGTCCCAATAGAATTGAAACGTTCTCGCCGATGCATCGACGAATGCAGCGCTGATGCTGTATTCGGTACCACCGGCAGCGGTTTTCATGCCCGCGCTTATAGTGTATCCGCTGGAAAGATCGGTTACTCCAAATATCTGCGAACATGTGGTAGATGAAATGGTTAGCACAGCAGACTTGTAGCAGTCTTCTACACTGATCGTTCCGAGATCAGTTTCGGCGCCAGAAAGCACGCCTGGAGTAGATATGCCGCTGTAAATCGCAGCGTATATGCTGTCCGCATCTGCGGCCTGTACGTCAGCACTGTAGGCGACCGGATATGCTTCGTAGCCATATGGTGCCGTTGGTCGCACAAGCGTTTCGCCGCTTTGCGCAGTAAATGCCAAGAGGTGCAAGCCTTCTATGCGCCGTGTCGTCCATACCGCTGTGCCATCCGAGGTCGTCCCTCCCTCGGTGGTGTCCCACGTTGGTTCTGTTCCACCAGTTGTTCCGGCAGTCGAGCACACGTATTCATAATTGCCAGGTGATGTAGGTATCACTATATCACCGAGAGCGTATGCCGTAGACGCCGCCCAATCATCAGCATCGACAGGCGTGAGCGTGTAGGTCAGCGCACTTGATGATCCGCCATTTTCGTAATAAACGTTCCAGCCTGCGGCCTCCGCTGTAGTCTTGTCCGCATACCGCACGCCAAAACCGCCGGTGGTCGTAAGCAAAAACTCCAAGGATGCGGTGTCACCGGCTTTCATCGTTTCCCCGTATCAGATGTGCCCCGGCACGCATGAACGTGCCGGGGTTGTGTTGCTGTCTTTACAGCCCGATTTCCTCGACGATCAGCTGGTCGAGACGCACGGAGTTGCCAGCATCCGCTGCGCTCCAGTTCGCCGTAACGCTCACGGTAATATCCTCCGTGGTGTCTACGGTGCTGCTGTCGACCGTGTCTTGCTGCATTGCCGCAGTACCTTCGGCATCCTCGGCATACCAACCTGATGCCACCATGGTACCGCTGGAACCATCAGCGCGGACAGTAACAATCGAATCAATGAGAAAAGTGTCATTGTCCGAAACATCAAGCGCGGTGGTGGTTCCCAACACAATGGTGTTGGTGCCATCATCCATTTTCAGCTTGAGTTGCAACGTGTCCGTGGAGCTGGCCGCAGTGACCTTGCCGAACGCACGGATGTGCACACAGCTCCCGTCGACAAGTCGGCCCCCCGAAATAGTTGCGGTCTTGTCAAAGGCGGTTTCTGTAGCGCTGTCGCTAACTGCGGACGAGGCCGCAACCTGCGCCGCATCAAGCATCCGCCCAGGCCGGATGTCTAGCAACACGTTTCCAGTCTCCGCAGCAGCGGTCGCATCCTCGTATGCTACTCCGAGGATGATGCTGTCCGGCGTGCGAGTCGCAGAACTACCATTGTAATAAATGGTATCGCCAGCCCTCCAGGCATGACCGGTTGCCTTGGTGACGCCCTTGGCGATCTTGCCCTGGATCTGCAACGCCTGCTCGGCCGCGCTGGTAGTAATCGTGGCAAGACCGACAATCTCGGCAATGGTGGTCAAGTTGTGAACGGTTGCGGTGACAGAATCGACCACGCAGCCGTTGCTATCGTGCAATGTGATAGCCATGTCGTGTTCCTTTCTAGTCCATTAGGACTGAGTGCATTGATGCATACCGATCAGATTGCTCGGCAGCGTGGTTTCAAACGGGAGCATGATCTTCCAGTTGCGCTTCGCAACTGCAAGAGAGTCATACTCCATGGTCATCGGTCCATTCAGGCCTTCCAGGAAGGCGACGACGCAGGTGTCCGCGATAGCCGGGCTAGCGGCCAAGTAGTAAGTCGAATTCGCCGGCGTTGACGCGGTGGTCAGATGCGGGGCGATGATAGGAGTCAGAAACGTGTTCACAACGCGCTCCGTCGATCCCTGAACCTGGGTCGTCTTTTGCAGCCCGTCTTCGTACAGACCTGACGGAACAATCAGATATTCCGGCATGATATTCAGCACTTCGGATTGTCCCGCGCTGGTACGATTCATGAACGCGGAAACGCCCTTGGCCAGATTTCCCTTAGTGCCCAATTCGCCGGTGGTGGTCGTATGACCGGTCCACGTGGCATCTTCAACCTCAGTGTAAACCTGCTTTTCGATAGCATTCTGCGCGATTGCGCCAGCGCGGCCCAGCAGGCGATCGAACTGGCCGAGGTCGTCGTTTATGTACGCTTGCAGCGTGAGGCTGATGGTACAACCCCACATTTTCAGCGTGTCGCTGTAGCCATCTTCCGATTTGCCGATTTCTGGGAAGGCCTCATTTTCGGCCACCTGCGTCAGGCTGCCAACATCAAGGGCAGCACCGTAGTAGGTCTTGAAATCCTTGACACGACGAATGACGCACCATTGGTCGTACGTCTTACGGCCGATGTTGTACCCATTCATGATCGCTTTGTCCATGGCATTGACCAAGACATAGCTTGTGAAGTTGGAACTGGAGACATTTGCAGATCGCTCAAACAGCATGCGCGCCAGCTGAACCCGATTGCCTGGAACATCGATATTGTGGGCCCGCAAGTATTCCTCGCCAAGCTGAAGGATGCTGCGACCACGGAGACCCATGTCCTTTTCGCCAGGCGCGCCGAATCGTGCGCAAAGGCTGTCGTCAATCGCGGCCTCGCGCTTTTCGACGTGCTCTGGCCCGACCTTGATACGCACACCCTTACCACCTTGATCATCTCGATCAGTAATGACCGGATCTTCCGGCTGGCAGTATCGCTTGCCCATCTGCGCCATAACGTGCCGCATGCCATCCTCGACAGACTCGAATTCGTCGAGCTTTTCGTCGTCGATGCGAACACCGTGCTGATTCGCGGCGCGAACGATGGCCAGTTGCATTTGCGCGCGATCAGCGACCTTCTGGGCCTCCTCGCGCGCCTTAATGGCACTGTCATCAGTGCCGTTGTCCGCAGTCTTGGCCTGCGGTTCCTTCTCACCAGGCATTTGTTGCCCCCTTTCTTTTGTTTCCTCCGCAGGCATTGCGGCGGATTTGATTTGAATGATTTGTTTCCATTTGCCTTCGTCCATTGAATCGCTTCGCCCAATGCCGACAGATGCGTCAGCGGGAATAGGAGTCAACGACGCTTCGTAAACCTCCCAATCGACGGCACGGATTTCGCGTGCCTCTTCGTCGATTTCCCAGGCATATACACGATATGAAACGGATACGCCGCGTAGTCCGCCTTCTCTGACCTCAGTCTTTGTAGTCTGACCAAAATCAGTAGACAGGAACCTGGCGCCGATGCGCAAAACTCCGTTTTCGACGGCTGCGGACTCGATAGCGCCTGCCCGTTGGCCAGGATCGTGGTTCACGAGCAGTGCCCCGATACTTCGCAAGCGATCCAAGCGCACGGCTTCGGATGTGTGCACCAGGATTTCCTTGTCGCCAAATCTGTAGACAGGAGTTTCCGACGATGCAGTGAACTCGATGTAATTGTCATTTTCGTCATTGGCAGTGGCGCGACAATGGATCGGCATCTCGCGATACATGGTTACAGGCTTGTCGAGCCGTTTGATTTCAGGCATTTCCTTCTCCTGCTGGTTGTTCTGATTCCTCTTGTATCATTTCGCGCAAAACCTGCTTTTCCATTTTCCATTGCTCAATTTTTCTCTTCCAGTCCTCACCCTTTTGGCTGTACCAATCTTCCAAAGTAGCGCCACCAATCTCAAACAACGACGTGAACGCCTGGGCTGCTCCGCCAACGTCGTGCTCTGGGGGGATATCTGGTTGCAACTGATATTTGCGTAGATGCTTCATGCGCGTACTGCGCTCATCCGGCCACGAAAGGCCGGCAGCCAACGTCAAATACGGAAGAAACTCTTCGTATATTCGCCCAATCGTTGCCGGGCCAAACCATCGTTGGAATGGTTTTGTGTTCATGTTCGAACGTATCTGGTCAAACCGCGAATTTGCAAAGTTGTATTGGCTGCCGTCCCTGTCCAGGTCGACGATGCTGACGCCTGCAGCAGCGGCCATGTCTTTGTTCAAACTGTGGCAAAATTTTGGAACGTTTGTGTTGGGTCGTTCGATCTTGAACGCGCCGGCGTCTTCGCCTTCCGGCAGATTTACGTGCGCGCCGATCGGGAATTCAGTGATCATCCGATCTTCGCCGTCAGAATCCGTGTCTTTGTCGTCGTCGAGCGTATCGGGAGGATATTGCGACTTGGTGAACGTCGTCAGGCATAAAGCATTCGCGGCAGCCTGGATCTCGGTGTCTGTCAAACGACCAAGCTGCAAAGCGCGCTCGATAATCGCGACAATGACCGGCTCGCCGATTACCTGACGGGCACGGCGACGCTCGAATCCGTGTATGATCTGCGATGCTGGTACACGTTCGATCCGCGCATCGCTCCGTTCAGGGTTTTTGATGTGGTAATATTTGCGCCTTCCATAGCGATCGTATTCTATGCCATGCGCAAATGTGTGTCCAGCCGGGATATCTCTGTCAGTGGACTCGCAAAGCCATTCCAGCTCCATCGGTATCACAGCAAGAGGAGGCAATCCCTGATCTATTCTGTCCTCTATTGCAACGAACCGGCCAAAACAAGCGCCTGATACGACACAGTCACCGCACCAAATGCGCTGCAGCTCCATGTCAGATTCGCCATCTGCGCCCAGATGTGACCTGATTTCGTTCCATCTGTCTGAGATCCGCTTGTCCCAGTCATCGTTGCCTGTGTCTGGCCGTACCGTGATGCCTGTACCGACAACTCGGGCCTTGTACGCTTCCACGGCAGCGCGAACAGTAGCATTGTTGCGCTCTAGTTGCCGCAAAATATCGGACAATTCCTGCACAGACATCGACAGCAAGGCATTCATCGTGCCTGATGCATATCGGATTGGGTCGGCCACAAGCCTACCCTTGTCAAGAGGGTGGTATGCGCCGCCTTGGTGCATGGCTGACAAAAATTGCGCCTTGCTCCACGATGCGTTCGATACGATCTTGCTGCGTTTGCGCGGCGATGATTTCTTGAGCCAACCAAACATCACAACCCTCTTGCGCGCCCGCGCGTGATGGTTGTCTTGTTCGATGCTCTACGAAGAGACGATTCCTCTTCTTGCAGTGTCTTAAGGTAATCGACGAGCAGCGCAGGGTTGTAGCTTATCCCGTCGCCGGATGTGGACGCTGTAATTGCGTCTGTGACTTCTTGTATATGGGAGCGCAGCACGCTTAAGCGGCTGTTCAACGAAGTTTCGGCAATCCAAGACGAATATGACCAAGCCACGGCTGCATGCTATGCAACCGCATTTGGCCTCCTAATAGTGTTTCGCACTATTCTGGTTCCACGTGGAACCTTATTTTATGTGATTCTGGTCATCGGTGGACGATACTCAAATCTGCACCCGCACATGGTGCACATGCAATAGACAGTGCGACCTTTTTCTGCGGTGTGCGCGTGTCGCTCTATGCGTGGGACCATTCCACGGCCACACTTAGGACACACCATGCCTGGCACGCGATCAGGAATGACCACATCGACAACTTCCTGATACTCTGTGCGCTGATCGCCCTTCTTTGGACGTCCTCGCTTACGATTTGGCTGTTCCATTCTGTCATGCAATCCATTCTGCATTTGTGTCTCCTTTCGTGACGGTTATGTTGCAGAAATTGCGGAGGTATCTGACGACTCCAGCAGTCTGTTTGCGCTCCTTGTCCCATCGCGTCTTTCCGCTGTTGTCTGATTCTTCGTTTTCGTGCCTGGTGCGACCAGTGCAATAGTCAGCGCCGGCCATGTCACATCCATAGACATGCACACTGTTCACTCCAAGCGTTGCAGTCAGCGCAATCGCATAGGTAATGCTGTACTTCATACGCAATTCATTCGGAATCATCTCTCGTACGCATTCCTTCGAGAAGATAGGTATTTCCTTGGGCAGCAAATTGTCATCACCACGACGAATCGTCGCTGATACCGGGTTGCACGTTAAGACTGCCTGCATGTTCAAGTGCTTCGGCCGCATATGATGGTAAGCCTCCTCGTCGAGGCATGACCAGATCGTGAGGCCGTCTGTGATTGGCCACATCTGAATTGCGTCATTTAGTACGATCCAGATCGGGTACCCTGTCGGCTGATCCAAAATGCCTGAATCAATCAGGCTGGGCCCAGGGCAGATTATCGCGCATGACGCCTTCATTTATTGTCCTTTTGTCCCATGATTTTGTCGTACAGCGCGCGCACGGTCTGCTTTCCTGCCTGTCCATGCCCGTGCAAGGTGTGTGTTGGCTCATCAGCGTATGTGTGGCTGTGGTTCCATTTTCGATCGAGTAACTTGCCGTCTGATAGTCTCCACGCAGCCGTTGCTATGATCTCGTCATAATACGCACGACGGGCCGCCTTGCTGTTTTTGTATTTTTTCCATAAGTGTGCAAATTTGAGGAAAAATATCGTTGGACTAATCTCCCGACACAAAATGAGACCGCTATTCATCTCGACACCGCATTCTGGAATCGATCTGTATGTCCTTTTCCCAGGATCCTCAGCCATATACAGTCCAGGCGGCAACATCGATAGTTGCTCCGGGTTTCTCAGAAAAACCAGATCAAGATCACATGCAACCACGGTTTCGTATCTTTGCGCATAATCGCAAAGACACGTCGCCTTGATCCATCCTGCCTTTTGTAAGGCGCCTGTTGTTTCAGGTTCAACCACATCCGACAGGGTATAATTAGACGCAAACACAACGTCCCCGCTGTATCCAGTGCGTTTGAGCATTTCGTACCATATCACAGCGTCCCGCGTGATACGATTGCCGAATGCCGGCGCTATGATTACCATGTTCATGTCTTCACCGTTCCTATGTGACTCGTTGTCCGCCGATGAATACGCCGGCAACCCTGCGTCTTTTGCGTTTCTTGCCGCTTGTCGTTGCGTATGCTCCTAGCAGGTGCTTCGTGATTGCCACCTGGTACTTCTTGCAGTCGGCATAGTCATCTCGCGATCTGATAGCCTTGTATTTGCCATCCACGTATTGCCAACAGGAAATGTGTAGGATGTATGCTGCGTTTCGGTTTAGGCCCGAGCCAATAGCGCAACTGTCAGGATCGCCTGGCTTGCGCAAATACATTGCTTGCATCGCCTGCATAGATGCAGCATCTTCTACAATGTACTGTCCATTTGCAAAAAGTGGGTTTTTGCAAAGCGCTAGTAGGTTTTCTGCGCATATTTTGTTGGTTTTCGACTTTTTTGGAAGCTTTTTGCGCCCAATAACGGCAAACCAATCCTTGTTTTCAGAGATAAATCGGCTTATCTCGTCCGCTTGGAATCCAGTGTCGCAAACCTTGCAAATCCAGTTCCCTTGAAATCTCGGAATGATTTCGTCGCGTATCCGCTCCAAAACCGTTTTCCAGTCGCCTACCGCAAACGGAGTAAGACGATCCGATGTTTTAGGAATGTGTTCGTAACCAAATCCCATGTCGTAGGTCCTAAATCCATCAGACCATCCGGTCACCTGCCAATATATGCGGTCACCCTGCACGTCGCAACCAATAGATAGATTGTCGATCCCTTCTGGCTGTGATTGCGCAAAATACCGGCTGAACAGACGTGGATCCTTTTCGCTAAGGTATTCCGCCCACCCTCGCTGGCTCAAAGCTTCCAAGTGTGATTCGCTGATCTTGTCCACGTCCATTAGGTCGTCAACAAGATCATCTAGGTATACCATGCACTTGCGATAGCGCGTGAATTTGCGAATTAATCCATGGTGGCCACTATTTGCAAGCGCATTCGCTGCCGTCCTATGCTCCAAGGCAACTTCGCCAAGCGTTACGAGACATGATTCGAGAGCAGTCCATAGAAATCCAAGGCTTGTCGTTCTTGGTTCAGGTCCTATCACCTCTCCGCGCTCAACCGATTGTCCTCCATGGACAGGCAGTGCCTCATGCAGCCCGCATATTCTGTCCTCGTCGTATATTTCGACGCCGCAATGTTTGCAGGCAATGTGTGCTGTTTCAATTGCGGACATGTCGTCAGTCGCATCGTAGTCGAAGGTTTCCCAATCGTACGGAATATGCAATCCGCAATGTTGGCAGCGTGGCCACAGCCTAGTGCCTGTTGCGTGCTCATCGATCAATGGTAGTATGATTGAATTTGTGTCGTGTTCGATCGTTCCAACGGCTATTCTCATCGCACTGCGCCCGTAACTGTCGGCACGGTGAAACATGTCTTCCAATGACTCCCACATCGGTTCACCATTAGACAAACGGAACTGGTCTACCTCATCAACCAAAACCGTTCGGACCGTCATGCTGTATGCGCCGCCGGCCATGAATACAATGTCTCCAGATTTGCGGCCTGTTATCGGGTCGTACATCGTCAACGTCGGCCCTCGTCCTCCCCTTGCGCCGGGCCCTTTCGTCGGCAGCCAGTCGCCATAGCCTCCGTCAATGATTGTTGGCTTAAGCTTCTGCGTCCACGCCCGATCGAGGTCTGCAAGCGTTGGTAGTCCATAGCCTACTTGCGCCCGCATGGCTACGATGTCTCGCAGTGCAACAGTCAATATGCACAACTGCGTTTTCCCGCCGATCTGCGGAGGAGCGCAAACATATATACGTTCCCACCGCCCAGTATCTAGTTGTGTGCACAAGTAGTTTTGAGCGGCATCATTGCTCGGGTCGTATTTGTGCCCCTTGAGCTTGCCGCCTCCCAGCGTGATGTTGCTGGCGAACTGCCTATATGTTGGCGGCGCCTTGGATGGCGACCACCCATGCAGCACATGGTCCACTATCGACAGCGCGTCGTCGGTCAAGGTCGCCTATTTTTCTGCCGTGTCATGGCGCTACTCATTGAAAGTGTTGGGCGGTCACAAAATATAGCCTAGGATCGACATCAGGATTGCCCCGAGTAGTAGCGATATCCAGAGCAATAAAAACACTATTGCCCACGCTGCGTCGGCGATTGAGTTAAGCTGCTTCCAGCCGCCATCATACGATAGTGATACACGGTCTTTCATGTCTTCATCTCCATTCACCGCCCAACAAGGCGATTCAGCGGGACGGCTTCGCCGCCCCTGATCTTGGTGATTAGCCTGCTATATACTTCGCTTTGCAGGTGGCGGCGTACGCCGTGGACGTGGTGGCGGCGATTTGAGCCTGCGCCCTGGCCTATCCATGTCCACCCGCAGCGCCCACAGCAATAAACGTGTGGCTAGCAGCATTCCGCCTCCAGCTATGGCAATCGCGAAAAGTTGCTCCATGGTACCAATGTCCTTTCCGGTTCGACGGCCAAAAACGCGATTCAGCGGACCGCTTCGCGGCGCGCTGATGGTGTCATTGTTCTCATGCACCTGGGTTATCTTTTGCAAAGTTAAGCGCCTCAGCAATTTCGGACTCTATAACCTTGGTTATCTGCTGCTTCGCGTCGATTGAGACGTTCAGCCTTTTGCAAACGATTTGCGGGATGTTTGCAAGCCTATCACCGATCTTGTCTCGAAGGTTGTAAAGCGCCTGTTGCATCGTTTTACGCTCGACCAACTTTCCTTGCATCTGTTTCAGCTCAAGCTGTGCCTTTTCGTTCTGCAGAAATGCATTCCGCGCTTTCTCTCGCTGTGCTGCCAGCACGTAGGTTCGCACAGGTATTCGTACGATCGCGTCATATGGACACTTGCCTGGTAGCTTCTGGTCTGATGCAACGCCATCGCTGTCACCAGTCACGCCGATGTTCTTGCCGTTCTGGTCGCACCATTCGACCCACGCCTCATAGTCTATTTCCCGAGGCGCTCCTTGGCTCCGCCAGTTGCTGATTGTTGATTGCGGGACTCCAAGCTGAATGGCAAGTCCTGCCCAAGATGGTCTAGGCATGTGCGAACCCTTCTTTCGTTGCGCGGTATGACGTGTTGCAAAATTCGACCAAGGAGTCGAAAAGTACGACTATGGTGTTGCATCTTCGGACTCTATGTCCACCCGGCTTACCCGTAGGTCATTTTGACGTGTGAAAAAAATCAACGGACTGGCCTACGGCAAT